TACCGTCAGCCCTCACCTTGCCGCGGTTGATGTAGGGCAATAATGAAAATGTGCTTCGCATATCGTTGTTGGGTTTATAGGGTCAGTTTGAAATCTTGGGTCGCTTCGATGAATTTGTCCATGTCCTCGAAAAGTTTTTTAGGGCTGACGCGGGCATATACTTGGGTGGTGGAAATGTCGGAGTGACCCAGCATCCTGCTGATGGTCTCAATCGGCACACCCGCTTCGAGCGTTATCAGCGATGCGAAACTGTGCCTCGCCTGATGATAGCACAAGTCGTCCTTGATGCCCGCCAATGCCGCCAACGCTTTCATGTGTCTTCTGAGATTTGACCAATGCAGCAGAGGGAACAGGGTATCCCTTTCCTCACTGTGATACTTCTCAATAAGTGCAATCGCTTCAGGCAACAGCTTCACACTGGCACGAAGCTCATTTTTCGTCCTTCGATACTTCAACCACAAAGCCCCGTCCCCATCCGTATATAGGTTCTCATGAGTAATCGAGACAACATCCGCATAACAGACCCCGGTATAACAGGCGAATAGGAAAAGGTCGCGTGCCAGCATATGCGTTTTCCGGTATGGCGGTATTTCCACGTCACGGATTTTTTCAAACGATTCGCGGCTCAATGCCCGTGGGGTTCTTTCCGATTGTTTTGGCAGGGCAAAATGCTGGAAATGGTATTTTTCCGAATACCCTTTCTTATACGCCAGACGGCAGACTTTCTTCAGGATGGCGAGATAATGGCGGACGGTATCTATCGCGTATCCTTTTTCTCCCGTGACGAAGTCCTGATAGTCGTGGATGAACTGCTCCGTAAGCTGCCCGAATGCCAAATCCTTGACCTTGTACTGATGTTCTATGAACTCCCCAAGTGTCAGGCGCATATAGTGGTAACCGGGATAAGTCCCTTTCGCGCGGTCTATGCCGATACGCGCCTTGAGGTCATCACAGACAGCATCCGTCATTTTCATAAGTGTCATCTGCGTTTCCATGCTGCCTTGAAAGAGGTCTTTCACATCGGTGGCATCGAAATCAACCTTACGGCTCACAAGATTGTCGAAAGCGGTGTTTACCGCCAACAGCAGTTTTTCAATCTTCGCATTGGTTTCTACCGCCTCCTTGCCCTTGCCGTTCAGACGGCTTTCACGGGGATTCCACAATCCGGGCGTGCAGGAGAGCTTGCATCCGAATTGTGCCATAGTGCGGTTCACGGTGATGCGTCCCATGATGGGAGCCTTGCCCGACTTGTTAAGTTCGCTCTTTTTGAGGTAGAGCAGCACCTTGAATTTTTCTACTTTCATACGCTTATATTTTTAGTTGCAAATTTACTTGCCATATAAGCGTTCCTTGATATGCAAAATGCTGTGTATGAGTGCAAACAAAACGGTGAGGACTTCTTTTCATTGCCGACCGTTACCTGTTGCCGTTTCGGTAACCGGACGGCTAACGGTTTGGTAACTGAACAACCTCAATATTCCGTTGTCATTTGCATTTTCTCTACTTGGCAAAATACTGAAATATCGCTTATTCCTAACGATTTACGTTTTATCTTCACCTGTTCGCTTTTCCTTGCTTTGCCGTGTATATTCCACATGAGCCGCCACACCTACGCGACGACGGTGTGCTTGTCGAACGACGTGCCGATTGAAACGCTCTCGAAGATGCTCGGACACCGCAGCATCTGCACGACGCAAATCTACGCCAAAATAACGGCAGAAAAGGTGAGCCGCGATATGGAAAAACTCTCGCAGCGTATCGAGCAAATGGAGAATTTTATTTGTCAAACCATCTAAAAACGAATGTACGATGAAAAGAGATAGAATCACAATCGGCGAAAACGGCGTAACTCTGACGGGGAGCGAGGTATGGATGACGGCAATGGAGCTTGCCGAATTGTTCGGCACGACTGCCGGAGCGGTAAATGCAGGTATCAAGGCAATCATTAAAAGCGATACGCTGCACGATTACGAGGTCTGCAAGTACGTCCGGCTGGAGAACGGGAACCGTGCAGACGTATATAATATGGAGGTCGTGGCCTCTTTTGCGTTCCGCCTCAATACACGGGGTGCGTCGATACTGCGCAAATGGTTGATCCGACGAGCTACCGCCCCGGCGCGGGCGGCGACCCCAATCATCATTCAGTACAAAGAGGGATTCATCTGTTAAGAACGACGGGCAGGCTTCAAAACCTGCCCGTTATCGTTTTCATCTGCCGGGTATTTTATCGACAAATTCTTGTATCTTACTCTGATTGGTTTGTGTTCGAACATCTGCGGGTCCCACGACAATACGACAGTAAATCCGTAAATCTGTACGACAACGCCTCTTTGCTGCAATAACTATTCGAACCGCTCGCTCCATAAATCGGTAAGGTTTTGCGGCAACACGTCCGCAAGGATTGGAATCGCCGTATCCGTTCCGTATCTCTGTCGTTATTCAAACCTACCTAAAATATCGCTTGCATCGTTTTTACCGGTAGTTGGCGTTTTAGAACTCGGAAAAGTAGCCTCGGAGATCTCTGCCTT